ATGGTGTCCGAGTCCGGCGAGCCGGGATGCGGTGGCGCCGGCGGTGGATGAGGCGTTGGCGTCGATGGTGTTTCTGCCGCTGGCGGATGGGTCGAACGGGCGGGTGCTGTTCACAGAGATGGTGGCGATCGATGCCGGTGCGGATGCCGGCGTGTATCGGCGCGATTTCATTTATGCCGTGGAATATCCGACGACGCTGTCGATGATGACGCCGGCGATGCTGTTCGGGACGGAGGATTTCACCGCGAATGCGGTGCTGGTTGAAACACGACAGAGTTAGAGGTTCACAATGACAGTGCAGCTGGTGGTGCTGAAGCCGTTTCTCGGTTTCAAGCGCGGCGACAAGATTACCGATGCCGCGACGATCGCGAAGGTGCTGGCGGGGCCGCAGGCGGGCTCGGTCGTGCGCGTGACGGCGAAGGAGGCCTGAGCCATGCCGATTGTACAGCAAGGGGCGATCAATACGACGGCGCTGATCGTGCCGGATTTGTATGTCCAGATCGTGCCGCCGCAGAGCCTGCTGCTGAACGGCGTGCCGACCGATGTGCTGGGCGTGGTGGGGAGTGCCAGCTGGGGGCCGACGGGGGAGCCGACGGTGATCGGCAGCATGGGCGAGTATGCAGTGAGTTTCGGCCCCGTGATGGCGCGCAAGTTCGACATGGGCACGCAGGTGGCGGTGGCCGTGCAGCAGGGGGCGGCGAATTTTCGGTGCGTGCGGGTGACGGATGGGACCGATACGGCGGCCTCATTGACCGTGCTGGGGGCGGTGACGTTTACCGCGATCTATACGGGCAGTCTGGGCAACCAGTTGAGTTTGACGCTGTCGGCCGGGTCGGCGGCGGGGACGTGGCGGTTGACCGTGGCGCTGCCGGGGCTGACGCCGGAGGTGTTCGATAATATCGCGGGGAGCGGGCCGGCGCTGTGGCTGAGCCTGGCGGCGGCGGTGAACCAGGGCAATGGGAGCCTGCGGGGGCCGTCGCAGCTGGTGGTGGCGACGAGCCTGGGGGGCTCGGCGACGCCGGTGGCGGGGGTGTTCGATTTCGGCTCCGGCACGCCGGGCAGCGATGGCGCGGGGAGTGTGAGTGCCGCCATGCTGGTGGGGGTGGATACACTGCCGCGGCAGGGGATGTATGCGCTGCGGGCGCAGGGCTGCGCGCTGGCGCTGCTGGCGGATGCGGATGATCCGACGCAGTGGAGCGCGCAGGTGGCATTCGGCCTGTCGGAGAGCGTGTATATGATCCTGACCGGGCCGGCCGGCGATACGATCAGCAATGCGGTGGCGACGAAGGCCGAGGCGGGGATCGATAGCTATGCCGCGAAGCTGATGTTCGGCGACTGGATCTATTGGTCGGATCAGGCGAACGGGGTGACGCGGCTGGTCTCTCCGCAGGGGTTCGTGGCGGGGCGGCTGGCGAATCTATCGCCGGAGCAATCGTCGCTGAACAAGCCGCTGTATGGCGTGGTGGGGAGCCAGAAATCGGGGCAGCCCGGGTTGGGGACGGCGGCGACCTATACGAGTGCCGATCTGTCGGCGCTGTTGAGTGCCGGGATCGATGTGATCGCCAACCCGCAGCCGGGCGGGGCGTATTGGGGCGTGCGGGGCGGGCATAATTCATCGTCCAACGCCGCCATCAATGGCGATAATTATACGCGGTTGACGAATTATATCGCGAGCACGCTGTCCAGCGGCATGGGCGGGTATGTCGGGCAGCTGGTGAATTCGACGTTGTTTCAGAATATCCGCGCGACATTGCTGTCGTTTTTGAATGGCCTGCTGACCCAGGGGATGTTGGGGAGCACGACGAGCGCGCTGCCCTTCGCGGTGGTGTGCGATAGCAGCAACAATCCGCCGAGCCGGACGGCGCTGGGTTACGTCCAGGCCGATGTGCAGGTGCAGTACCAGGCGATCAATGAGAAGTTCATCGTCAATGTGCAGGGCGGGCAGACGGTGCAGGTGAGTGTCGCGACTGTGGCTGTGAGCGCGTGAGATGAGGGGACGGGGTGATGCCGTATAATACGTTTTCGGTTGGCAGCGATTGCCAGGTCGTGGTGATGGGGCCGTTCGGCCGGGTCGATTTCGCGCATGTGACGGGGTTCGAGGCGCGGCAGATGACGTTGACGCTGCGCGTCGATCGGCTGGATGGCGTGCAGCTGGGGGCTGAGCTGCCGAAGGGGTGGACGGGGATTTTTTCGCTGGATCGCGGCTCGTCCGCGGTGGATGATTTCATCGCCCAGATCGAGGCGGCGTATCTCGCGGGGCAGAGTGTGGCGGCTGGGACGCTCTATCAGTATGTCAATGAGCCTGACGGCTCGACCTCGACCTATCAGTTCAACGGCGTGGTGTTCAAGTTGACGTCGTCGGGCGCGTATAGCGGGACCGCGCCGGTGACGCAGAAGCTGGAATTCTATGCGTCCGGCCGGGTGAGCATGTGATGGGCGAGGTCGTGGTCGATGCCGCGGGGCGAAAATTGACGTTGCGGAAGATCGGGGCGGTCGAGCAGTTGCGGATTTTCAAGGCGATCGGGCCGGTGCTTTCGGAAAATGCGCCCTATGTGACGGGGGCGTTGATCGCCGCGGCGGTGGCGATGATCGATGAGTTGCCGTTGCCGTTTCCGGTGAACGAGGCGGGGGTGGAGGCGGCGCTCGAGCGGATCGGGCTGGAGGCGATGGCGGTGGTGGGCCAGGCGATCGCGCCGCGCAGCCCCGAGGCGCTGGGGCGCGACGCGGGAAACTAGCGCGGCATCCGGCACTGATCGACGGGTTGTTCCTGGTGCAGTGCGGGGTGCCGTATGAGGTGGCGTTGCGGTTGGATGAGGTCGAGCGGCTGGCCCATGTCGTGATTTTCGGTGAGTTGCGCGGGTATCGTTTCGATTGGCGGCGGATGGCCTGGGAGGCGCCTGGTTGAGATGAGGCGATCCGCTGTCGTGATGAAAGGATGCTGGTTTGTCTGATGCGGATGGGGCTGTCGCGGGTGGGCCGATGGCCAGTCCGTTCATGGGCGATTTGGGCGGGCTGGCGGCGTGGCGGCGGGTCGCGCGTGGGGATAGGATCGCTCACGCGGCGTTGATGGAAGTTGTCGGCGCGGCGTTTGGGATCGGTCCTGGGCGGGCGCCGGTGCGGTATGGGGCGTGGGCGCCTCGGTTTCTTCAAGGTGGGCGTTCGAAGGTTCGGGTTTGGCGGGGCGGTGGGGGCGAGTCGTTTGTCGGTGCTTTTGCCTCGCCGGTTGTTGCGGATTGGTCGGGTGGGCTGGATCTGCGCCAGGGTTTTGCCGGTGTTTTGCAGGATGGGGTGTTTCGGGCCGGGCTGGTGGCGGCTGGTGTCTCCGGGGCAATGCCGCGTGGTGTGGGGCGTTCGGAGAGCGAAACTGGCGCTGCGCCGGTGCGTCCGGCTTGGGCGTGGAATTCTTCGCCGCCGGCGCGGGCGTATGCGCCGGGGTTGGCGGCGGCGGGTCAGGGACGGTTTGCGCCGGCATGGCGTGAGGACGTGGCCGGGAGCGCTGCTGGACGGAGTGTTAGCGCCGATGAGGCGCGGATGGTGTTTTGCGATCGTTTGCCGATGGCGGCGTTGCCTCTGGCGGGGCCGTGGGCGCCGGCGGTGGAGACTTCTGGCACGATCGCTCTTGGCGGGCGGGCTGTTGACGATGATGCGCCAGGTGCGCCACGAGCGGCGGGTTTGATGCCGGCGCCGGGGATGCAGGGCCGGCCTGAAGATTTATTTGAAGATTATTTTGCGCGGCAGGCGCGGTTGCCGCCGGCGGGCGGGGGGGCGTTCGATCCGCGGCTGACGCCGGTGTGGTTCGGGCAGAAGCTGGCGCTGTGAGGATCGCATGAGCAACGTGGTGTTGACGTTGGGCGGCGTCGCCTTCCAGGACATGGAGGTGCCGGAGAAAATCCGGTTCGGCGGGCAGCAGCGTGTGTCCGTGCAGCCGCTGATCGGCGGCGGGCGGGTGGTGCAGGCGCTCGGGCTAGATGATGGGGTGATCGCGTTCTCGGGGATTTTTTCCGGCGCCGATGCGGTCGATCGGGCGCAGCTGCTGGATACCGCGCGGGCGCTGGGTTCGGTGTTGCCGCTGGTGTGGGACGGGTTTTTCTACAGCGTCGTGATCCATGCGTTTGTTGCTGAATATCGCAAGACGAATCTGATTCCCTTTGCGGTGACCTGCGTGGTGGTGGCCGATCCGATCGCGGATGTGGCGGCGCTGGCGGCGCCGGTGGCGAGCCTGGTGGGGCTGGATTTGACGGCGGCGAGCGCGTTGAGCGGGCAGGCCGGCGTGTCGGTGGGGCGTGTGACGGCCGGGAGTTTGGCGGGGTTCGCGGCGCTGCAGGGCGTGTTGAGTGGGGCGGTGGCGAGTTCGGGCAGCGCGTTGATGGCGGGGGCCGCGGCGCTGGGCGCGGCGAGAGATCCGGCGGCGGGCGTGGCGGCGCTCGGGCGGGTCACGTCGGCGTCTTCGCAGCTGGCGGGGCTGACGGCGATGACCGGCTATGTCGGGCGGGCGGCGACGAATATCGGCAATGAGTTGGTGTGATGAACAGGACGATTATGGTGGCCGGCGGCAATCTGTTCGCGCTGGCGGCGCAGTATCTACAGGATGCGACGCAGTGGATACGGATCGCGCAGGCGAATGATTTGAGCGATCCGGTGATTAAGGGCGTGCGAACGCTGATCATACCGCCGGTGGATGCGGCGGCCGGAGGTGGTGTTGCCCAGTGAACAGCCGCGCGTGCTGGTCAGCGTGGGCGGTGTGGCGGTGCCGGGTGTGGTGGCGCTGGAACTGGAGTCGGTCGGCTATGCGGCGGCGGATCGGTTCTGTGTGGAGTTTGCTTTGGGGGCCGCGGCGTTTTGTACGGCGGCGTATTTTGCGGGGTTGGCGGGGCGGCGCATCACGATCGCCATGGCGACGGCGGGGTTGGGATTCGCGACGCTGCTGGTCGGGCCGGTCGATAATGTGCGGGTCGATTTCGGGGCGAATCTCGCCGCGTTGAGTGGGCGGGATTTGACGGCCCTGATGGTCGATGCGGAGATTTCCGTTGCCTATGTCAATCAGACGTCCAGCCAGATTGCGAGCGCGATTGCGCAGCTTCATGGGTTGACGCCGGTGGTGACGCCGACATCGACGTTGGTGGGGCAGTATTACGAGCGCGATTATGCGCGCAGTGCGCTGGGGCTGAATGCGCGGGCGACGACCGAGTGGAATTTGCTGGTGGCGCTGGCGCAGGCGGAAGGTTTCGATGTCGATGTGGCCGGGCAGAGCCTGGTGTTCGGGCCGGTGGCGCCTGTGGCGCCGCTGGCGGTGACGGTGAATAGTTTCACGCGGCTGGCGGTGGATTATGCCGCGAGCCTGCCGGGTGGTGCGACTGTCAGGTCCTGGAATGCGCGCAACAAGGTGGTCAACCAGGCGACCGCCGGTGCGGGGACCGCGGCGAGCCTCGTCAGGCCCAATCTGTCGACGGCGCAGGCGCAGCGTTTTGCCGCGGCGCACCTGGCGACGGTCGCCGGGCAGGCGATGGTGCTGTCGGGCGTGATGCCCGGCGATGTGAGCCTGCTGCCGGGGGCGGTGCTGCAACTGAGCGGGACCGGTTCGATGTTCGACGCGGATTACAATGTGGTCGCGGTGCGGCGCAGCGTGAGTGCCGCGCATGGGTTCAGGCAGGCCGTGCGAGCCTGCGCGCCGGTGGGCTGACGCGAACGGTCAATTTTCGGAAATGGGGATCGAGATGCTGGCTGCCTTTTTGAAGTCGCCCGCGAACCGGGCGGGGCTTTCGGCGTGGATCGCGACGGTGTTGACGGCGGCGATCCAGTATCTGGTGACGCGTTCGGTGCCGCCGATGGTCGATCTGTTGGGGATCGCGGTCGGGTTCGTGGCGATGGTGCAGCCGGATAATTGCGTGACGGTCGATGAGCTCGAGCGGGTGATCGCAGATGTGCGCGCGGCGATGGCGAGCAAGACGCCGGCGAGCGTGGCGCCGGTGATCGCGGATGCCGAGACGATCGTGGCCGGTGTGACGGGGCATGGGGCAGCGAAGTGATCCGTGCGGCGCGGTTCGCCGCCTTCAGGAGATGAGAGATGACAGGTGAGACGGAGACGGCGGTGAATGAGGCGCTGAGTACGGCCGGCGAGATCGCGGATGTGGCGGCGATGACGGGCAATCCGGTGGCGGGGGCGGCGGCCGTGGGTTTGGCGGCGGCGGGCGAGGTGGCGCAGAGCGTGGAGAGCGGTGTGGCGGCGGGGCAGACACCGGCGCAGTTGGCGGTCAATGCGGCGAGTTCTCTGGTGAGCGCGGCGGCGCCGGCGGTGGCGGCGTTGCCGGCGGCGCAACAGGCGTATGCGAGCGGGATCCTGGCCACGATCGAAGCGCTGGTCAGCGATTTCGCGAAGCTGTTCTAATGCCAGGGGGCTTTGCCCCCTGGACCCCCATTGGGGCCGAAAGGCCCCAAACCCCAGGACCCGGGGGCGGGGGGGTTGTGCTGCCCGGGGGCGCCCCCGCGCGG